ATGTAGCGGATGGTAGGCTTGCCCTCCGCTTCTCGATCCTGTCTTGGAACTGACTCATAGGGCACCTTGAACATGGTTGATGCGAGTGCACAATGCGCATCATATGACCCAGGATGCAAGCGTGCTTGTTCAAACTGTTGCTTCCACACGGGGATGTCAGCCAAGTAAGCAACAATCCGTGCCTCGATCTGGCTCATGTCGTAGTAGCTGAACTCCCAACCGGGGGGTGCAATGAACATTCCTTTCGCGTTCTCAGGGATGTTCTGCATGTTCAATCCGGTTCCCCAGGCGGTTTGGCTAGAAGAGAGGCGTCCGGGCGCGCTAGCGACTCCTGTTTGTCTGTATGCAGAACGCCATCTTCCATCGGTATCTGGCTCTGCACTGACGTAGGTGCTGACGAACTTGGCCTCTTGTAAGTATCGATCAATGGCGCCGATAAGATCGCGAGCCGCAGGTGGAGTTCGTGGATGCCGTCTAATACGGTCGCGATTTTCCTTATCTGTGCTACTTCCTCGTCCGACCAGGTGTAGTTCGTCAAAGAAGAGTTTAGCAAGTTGCGTAGGTGATCGGGGATTAAAGTGGTAATCTGGTGTGCCAGTTGCCAGACGAGCCTGGACTTGGCATACTTCGTTTGCAGCTTCCAGGCTTCGTCCGAGTTCATCTGCGAACTGTGACTTGAGTCGCTCATCCACTGACACTCCATTGGCTGTCATCTCTACTAGCTCAGGTTGTAGTCGCATCACGTGATCGAAGAACACCTTGGACTGACCACGCTCCTGTAGTTCAGCCAGCATGGTCTCGTGCACCATGCGTGTGATGCAGCAGTCCGTGACATTGTAGCGCCAGAACGCATCTATGTCTCCTTCCTCACGCCACAGTTGGCCTTCATCCTTGTAGTGTGGGTGGTCCGTATACTGGGCAGTGATGAAACCAAGATCGTGAGGCAGCCCCGGGTATAGGAAATGGTGTGCGAGCATAGTGTCGAACCAATGCGCGTGCACCCTGATACGATCCTTGAACCATAGCCACGTTGCGTCGTAGTGACCGTTCTGCGCCACAAGTCTAGTTCGCGTATCAGCAAGGAGTGACTGTAGTTCGAGACGAATGGTCCGCTCCTGTGCAAGAGAGTAGTGGTTCTGCCCCTGTGAGCGGAAGTTAATACAAATCCCCATCTCGTTCGTAGGCGCGAAACCAACACATGCTGTCTCGCCAGCCATAGTCTCAATGTCATAGGCAATTGGCGTATCGAGTGTGCGTGCATACCGTATGAAATCGACAGCTTCGGTAACGGTGGGGTTGATGAGTGCGTCGATAGGTGGAACACGGAACGTGCCTTTCATCAGGCGTTGCAACTTGTTCAGGTCCATGCGGAACACGATCTCCATGCGTGGTTCACGCATCACGTGTGCAGGATTGAATGTAGCTAGGACTTGGATGCGTCGTCCTTGCACATCAATAGGAAATACAGATCCCCGTGCCTTAGTGATAGTCTCGTATCCGGTAAGAGCTTCCAATGCGTAGCCACCGAGAGCAACAACAAACTGCAAGTTTGGCAGCCTTGATAGTTCTTCCCAAAGGACATGACGCCAAGTGGTTCGCTCTTGTTTAGTGAGCGTAATCTTGCTCTGCGCGGCTGTGAGTTCGATCCCATTCGCGGCACTGACCAGTTTCCTCTTCACCACGTTGGTGATGTAGACATCGTTGCGTGTGAGTCCGTCCTTACGCAGTATGTCCCACAGGTATTTGCCTGAGCCACCGATCAGTGGCACTCGCTGCTGGACCTCACGCTCACCAGGTGCTTCGGCTACAATTGCAATAGTGGCTGACAGCTTGCCACCAGCGCCACAATCATAAGGCAGGCCACAACCAAGTATGCAAGTGCGAAGCTCTGCATTCATCTCTCCAATCGTGGACACTGGGGCAATCATCATAGCTTGTCTCCTATGCGCGGCGTCTACCTTTTGTCTTGTCGCCTTTGATGTCTACCACGACTTCGCGGGCTGGGGGGCGTGGGGGTTCCTCCTTGAGCAGCCCATCAGCTTTCATCTTCTCAAGGTTGGGACGGAACCACTCAGGACACTCGATGATCAAGTTGCCATCATCGATGATGTGGTTTAGCTCCGTAGAACTGACGGGCCATTCGTTGGGAGCGTAGTAGCGGAAACGCACCTCAGCGAATGTAACCGCAAAGCCATGCTGACCTGGAAGACCGTCCTTGTTCTTACCCTGTGATGCTGAAGTGGCTCCGTGCTCAGTTGAGTAGAACAATTGAAGGAAGCCTGTGTCCTCACCAACGCCTTCGTGCAAATCAATCGTTGTCCTGCGATCCACGACAACGAAGTTGGTCTGGTCCATGATCAGCTTTGGTATCCTGATGGCAATCTGCTTCGGCTTGCCAACACCTTCTGCAAGGTAGGCTCCCATAGTGATCTTGCCAGCGATAGAACTACCGGTCTTACCGGTCATCTTCGGTGCGATTTTCACGAATGCCATTTGCATGTATCCTTATTTGTTACCCAGCGAACTTGGTTGACTTCGCCATGGAGATCATATCACAGAACACAGTGCAGTGTTCTCGTGCCCTGGTGATTGCGGTGTAGAAGTTGCGTCGGGACTGGCCCCACGCAGTTGACTTGTTGATCACGTAGCATACATGTCGCACCTCACTTCCTTGCATCTTGTGTGTCGTCAGCACGTAGGCATGATCGATGTTCCTACGTGGGTCTTGTTCGATTGCTCGACCATCACCATACACCTGCACGATCAGTGGTGGCACAATCACTGTGCGATCACCGAAGTCAATCTCTACGCTGCCTTCCTCGTAGTTGATGTTCACGACGATCCCTACTTCGCCGTTGAACGCGTATGCCTCGCCGTCACCCATGTCATACGTGTTCGATGTGTAGACTACCTTGCTGCCTACCTGCACACGGATCGGTGGGTTCTCTGTGCCGGGGTGGCGATAGCGTGGTAGTTCCAGGAACGGACGAGTGCGATCCCAGAACATAGCTTGCAACACGATGTTGAGCTTCTGTGTTCCAATCCAAGACTTGTTCATGCAGGTTACTATTTGGTGCTCAGTGTCGGCGTAGTTGTGTCCAGCCGCAAGGGACACCTCCACGAACTCTTGCACCGCACGGACAGGTTGATCTGTCTGCCGGATGATGAAGTCTTCAGATACACGGGGCATCTTTCCAGACAGGATAAGGGCGCCATTCCGCGCAATACCTGACCCAGCGTCGTGACGGTGAATAGTGTCAAGGGTGATGCCACCGAACTTCTCCAACGCTACCATGAATGCACTCGGCTTGTTGTCCAATCGATGGTCCTCTTCGATTGGCTTCAACTGGTTCACGTCACCGAACATACAGATGCGTGCACCTGCTTTCAGTGCATCGATCAGGTTGCGGTGTATCTCCTGATTGACCATGGCGTATTCATCGCACAGGATCGTGTCGTAGAAGAACGGCTTGAACCTGTCGAACCTCGGACCAGTGGATACCTGCACAATCTTCCTGTCGCCTGTGCGTTCGTCATCTACTTCCACATCACGTGGCATGCCATAGCCAAGCATGCGATGGTTGGTCATCGCTGCCAAGCCTGTTGCCTCACGGATGCGCTTCGATGCCTTGCCTGTTGGTGCACTGGACTGCACGATGTAGCCCTTGTCAATCAACTGCTTGGCTACTGCCTGTAGCAGTAGTGTCTTGCCTGTGCCTGCTTTGCCTGTTATTGCTACGATCCGCTTGGTTACATCGCAGCATGCATCGATAGCCTCTGACTGCCGTTCATCCCATATGATGTTGTCGGTCATGGCATTCCTTGTGCACTGAATGGAAGAGCGAGCTACGTGCGCCGACCAAGGACGCACGTAGCTGCTAGCCTACGCGGTAGGTGTTGCTGTAGCGCGTGGTTGCGCGACACGTTTCACAGGCACGATACCACGCAGGTAGAACGCATGTGGATGAGATGCATTGTCCATCATTTCCATGACGACTTCTGCATCACGCTCCACAGTCACGAGCTTGATGCGCTTCTTGTCGAATGCGATAGGCTCACCCTGTTCGTTCGTCACCTGAATGACGAAGAACGCAGGACGCGCAACGGATGGCGTGCGCTTGCGCCTCGCCTTCACTGGTGCAGGCTGAGCAGGATCAGCCGGGTGGACGACTTGTGGTGCGGTTGCCATTCTGGCTCCTTTTGTTGATGGCATCGCAGTCTATCACGGTGCGAGCACACGCGCAATCTGTGCGCGCTGTTCACCCTCATATTCCTGATGTGTGATCTCGATGGTGCACGTCAGACCGACCAGTGCATTCAGGTCGATGTTACGGCCCATCGGTCCACCGCACTTCTCCATGAACACACGCCAGCGATGCCTATTCGCAGGCGAGTCATCCACAAGCAAGCGGTTATACATCAGGATCGTGCCGTCAGGATCGCCATCGGTGTGATCAGCAGGATACGCTTCGGCATTCACGCGCATCGCGATCTGCACGTATTCATTGCCAGTCGTAGGAGACGTGCGACGCTGCGCACCGATGATCTCGGCAGGATACGGTCCTACCGGAAGCGGAACGGGTGGCGGTGCATTCGTGATGTCCTCAGAGAATGACAGCATTCCACTCATTTGACTTGCGTCCCTTCGAGATTGTGACTATGTATGGGGGAACGACCCCCCACACGGTCGTTGGTCTACGTTTGCCTTGCATGTTCAACTCGGGCCACTGAGCAATCGGTGGCCCTACTTTTTTGTTCCTCCCCTGCTAGTGGTTGCACTTGCACGCGTAGGCAATGGCAGCTTCTTACCCTTGCCCTCTTGCCACGCGTGATACCAGTCGGCAATACCTTCACCGATCTGGGTATCTGGATTGTAGTGCCATACGAACTCTGGCTTGTCTGCATTGAAGATGCGTGTCTTCATCGGCTTGCGTAGCCTGCATGGACGCACCGCGATGCGACGCTCTGTGCCCGTGTCGGACATGTGCCACACCTCATTGAACCGCAGTCCTACTTGGTTGGCAGTGCCTTCACTCAGTGCCATCGTGACTGACAACACTGCACCTTCGTCGTTACGATCTGCATTGCCCTCATGTGTGATCAGGATCAGGTGGCGCTTGTGTTCGGCGCATATCTTCATCAGTGCGATGGTGGCACGCAGCACTGAGGCATTGCGATACGTGTAGCCATGCATGCCTGGACGTTCCATCGTTGACTTGTTGATCATCACGCTGTTCTGCAATGCCATGTAGGCTAGCGATGTCATGCTATCCACCACGACTGTCTCGTAGTCAGGGCGTGCAGCTAGCATCTTGCCGATGCCATACGGATCAGCGGTGATGAATTGTGCCATCATGGCAGAGGGTGACTGAGTGCAAAGATTAAGTATTCCAACATCACCCCTGTCAGAAAGAGACAAGTCCCCACCAGGATCGAGTAGTAGAAATAGTTTCTTACCCGGTGCAGTCGCAGCGAGCGTTGTCTTGCCTGATCCACTGTCACCCCACAACAAGATGAATAGTTGCATGTTCTCTGCGGTCGGTGATGTGAGCGGCACACCACCGACCATGATTGGTGCGTCGTCTGGCATCAGCAGTCTTCCTCTTCTTGCATCTCAGTGATGCGCTGATTCAATCCATCGATCAGTGCCAGCATACCAAGCAGTGCGTTGCGCACGTTGACTGGTCCGATCTCTGGATCAGTTGCATAGCCGATCAGTGTGCGCACGCTGGTGTAGGCACGATTGAATTCGATTTCATCCATGGTCACTCTCCATGCGGTGTGAACTACTCGTTGCCTATGCCGTCGATTACTGCGCGTCCTTCCAGCGGCGACCACTCGTCTGTCTCCATCTCCTGCACGATGGTGTGCTGCTCTTCGTCATCTGCATCGCAGAATGGGATGAACGAGCACGGACGGAAGTATCGATTGCATGAGTGGGTATACTTCGGTGCGTCATATGGATTGTCCTTGTATTGCCTTGCCATTGTTATTGTGTGCACTAGCCATTGCAGCCAGCGTGTGTAGTGATAGTCCCGTCGGGAGACGGTCTCACGGATGTAGCCGCCAAAGTCATACGTCTTCGGGAGCGGAAGTGCAAGCCCTAATACTTCTGCGTTATGCACTGGATGTTGTGCGAATGTGCTGGCGGCGACACAATATCCAGTGATCTGGTGACTCAACAGAAACGATTGTTGCCAGGCATCGTTCAGGCGCGAGGCGGTCTTGTTGTCGTGGATCGTCAGTTCGTTCCTGCCATTGTAATGTATGCCATCAATACGCCCAGTGAGCCGAAACTGCATATCAGCAGCACCAGAGATATCGACAACCAGATCAAATGGTATTTCAATCCCAACGTCACTGGTTGGATCGGTTGAGTTACGCATCCACACAAGGTGGTCCCATCGCCAGCGGTTGACGTAGGCGTAGATAGCTTCTTCCATGTTGCTGAGTGTCCGGCGTCTATCGCGTGGATCATCATAGAAGCCCGACGTGTCCAGAACTGCGATGCATCCTCGCTTGGAAACATCCATGATGTCTGCGGCATCTTGTATTACTCCATCAATGTGGGCCAGTCGTTCCTCACCGAACAGGCGTGTGCCATGGTAATACCATAGCTGCTCCTGGAACTTGTCACCCATGCCGGTGTGTTGTTCGATCAATGACACCAGCCTGACGAATGCGAAGCACTCATGCATTGCATGGCCAGCTTCAAGTGCCAGTGCGCGACCAGTGCTTGGCATCTTCTTGTGCATTGTGTAGCGCAACACGCCCCACGTCGGGCATGTGTTGATCGCACTGAGTTTGGTGTGGTCGTAGGTCTCTAGGTGGGTATCTTGTTCGGTAGCTAGTCGGAAGCTAGCCTGATACGTCTCCATCCTGCTCAATCCCCTGCTGACGGATGCGCCGTAGCTCATCGAGCTTGCGCTTCATCCCGTCGTTAATCTGATTGAGCTTCCCCACTTCGTCAATACAACGCGATGCGAGGTCGGCAAGCTGGAGTATGAGTTGTCGCATCTCAGCTAACTCTTCAAGTGCAAGTTCCAATGTATGCGCTACGCCTTTCTCGAACCCCATCTCCTTGATGATTACTCGTAAGTCACGTGCTTTAATCTGCGGCATCCTGTTCCTCCGTTTCCCCTGCCTCGAAGTTGCAGACCATTGCACGGAGCCTGACCTTATGGATCAACTGCTCCGCTTTCGTTTCCATCTCCTCGAACTTCTTCATGAACCGTGCAGCCGTATTGTATGCACGTTCAAACTGCAAGTAGGACACGAGTGTGGTCTCGTCTGCCTTCACCTTGGCGATGGCTTCTAGCTTCTGCACACGAGCGAGCCTGCGTTCTCGTATGCTTGCAAGCATGGCATCGAGTTCATCTACACTGAGTTGATTGATTGTTGCACGTTGGGTGGGAGTGTCGTGCTCACTCATCGGTTCTCCTCCCATTTGGTATCGTCACGGACTAACTTGTGTATCTTGAGGCGTGCTGCCTTCGATGCCGCTTCCATGGTTGAGCTTGATCCGTAATACTCATACACACGTGTGAACCTGACCTGCCACACCCATTGTTGATCTGGTGCTGCGTTCGGATCGAACGTGCACGTGTATTGTTGTCCTGCATGTTTGAATGTCTCTCTCTTAGGCGGGATCGGTTTCCTCACATTCAAGTAAACCACCTCTGCCATTTGTTGCCCCTGTAGAAACACGAACAGCACCATGCTGCCGAAACGGCATGGTGCTATCGTGGTCGTCAGTCGTCAAGTCTACTTGCCGTTGCCTTCCTCCGTTACGAGATACGGCGTGAAGACATGGGCTGGTCGTGACGTTGTGGTAGCAGCAGTCCGTGCGCTATCAATGACGGACTGCTTAACACCCTGTGCGGCCAGTGCTTGGGCGAACACGATAATGTTGACGCGCTCACTGGGCTTCTTGACTTCGACCGCGACGACAACGATCTCGCCGTTGAAAGCCACTTCTCGCCCTGGTTGGTGTGGGTTCTTCTCAGCATCGAAGAGCACACCTGCTTCGATTGCAGCCTTCTCTGCATTGTCCTTTCGCTTGTTGGCGAGAGACAACACGTGTTTGGCTACGAAGTATTCCCATGCAATCGATGCTAAGTTGCTCTCGCACTTCGGCATCTTCATGCCTGCTGCATAGCCGATGCTGGCGAAACACGTGTTGATCGCATCCACCAGCTTGTTCTTTGCTCTTGACGATAAGCTCATTGCTTAGGTCTCCTTTCTCATTGCGACAAGTAGATTATAGCACATCCAGATCCTTATGTCAAGTTGCTACCTCCAACTTACGCCATGCATCTGTGTTGATCCAGTGCGATACACGCAACTCGCGTTGCAGCATCGTGGTAGCAACGGTGTCCTGCTTCTCCACTGATGCACGGAACGCGAACGGGCCGTCGTTGTGCGATGAGTAGTAGGTCATCGCAGAGTAGACAGCCCACAGGTTCGGTCCGCGATCATCACTCTCTACCATGTATTGCTCAGTCAAGCCCTCCTGTAGTTTGGTCGATGCAGCAAGTTCCTTGAACAATTCCATGGCAGCAGCATGTCGCACTGGTGTTGCTGCCCACTTGCGCCACTTCGATTGGTTAGCAGCGAATGTCTCGATTGACTTGGTGATCGCGTTGTCGATACCTGTTACCTCTAGTCTAGACGTGTGCTTGCGATAGGATGACTCGAACTCACCACTGATCATCCCGTTCGAGCAGTAAAACTCGATGGCACCAGCATGCACACGGAGTGCACTGCCACCGTATCCGTTCTGCACGATGATCCTGAATCCGATGTCTGACTTCGCGCTCTTGCCGATGTTGCACTTGATGCGTGGGAACACGTAGTCACGATAGCATGTCCGACCGAAGCCTGACACGCGGTCTCGAACCTCTACGTCTTGCAAGTCCTGTGCACGTATCTGCTTGCACATCGTAGCCTGTACACGCTCGAAGAGTTCACGGTTGTGCACGAGCTTGTAGTTGTTGCCAACCACCGCGAGTGGATACGCTGCGGTTGCATCTTCATTCATTCGGATGATGGCCTTGTGGCTATGGATACGTTGATATCCACCTCCACGGGTTTCCCAACCGACAGATCGTTCGGCGACGGGAAAAAGGATCGCTGCCTGCGGGCCATTATATTTCCCGAATGGATCATCCCCACTTGGGCGTGCATCAGTGATGGTCGCATCGAGCGGCATTCCAGTATCCTCCACAAGTTGATTTCCAGTTGGCTGTAGTAGTCACACACGCGACACATGTCGCCTGACACGATGTCACGTCCGCAGCCTTCACACTTCACGCTTAGGCTTTCCGCTGATGACGGCATGTGCAATGCGCTCCGGTAGCTTGGTTGCACCGCGTTGGTGGTCGGCAGCCACGAAGTCCTTCGCAACAGCACGAGAGGGTCCGTGGCCACCTTTAGGTTTAGCACCGTGAGCCACAGCTTGCATTAGTCTCTGTTGCGCTCGACTCACGGTTGGCATGATCGGTTATCCTGCGCTGTAGTCTTGCCGCTTGCCCTTAACCAATGCAATGCCAAGGACACCCATCCCAAGCAGTGCAAGGCTCATAGGTTCGGCTGCTGGTGTTACGCCCTGGATCTCAATCGTAGCATCGATTGACTGAGGCGCAGAACTAGCAGCGAACGTCAGATCGAAGTGTGCAGTGTCAGTAGTGAACGCACCCAAGTTCACTGGTCCAATCGTGTCACTGCCCGAACCGGTGAAGGTGAACGTCTCGGTGCCAACCGGAGAGATGGCTGACAACGTGAACGGTCCCGTGCCTGCACCGATCAGGTTGTTGACCTGCAACAGTGCTTGAACTGGTCCACCTGCGAAGGCGAAACCAGCACTGGTGATGTCAACGGTCAGTGTAGTTGCAGTTGCCAGCGGTGCAGTAGTAACAGTCAGTGTAGTCGCTGACAGATCAGGTGCGTTGAGGATCGGTGGTGCAGCAGCAGTGATGCTGACATCCGTGAACCCACCGCCGGAACAGGTAGCGTTCAGTGAGCCTGTGCCAGTGGATGTGTTACACGTAGCAGTAAGTGCACCACCAGTTGAACTAACGACTGAGGACAACACTGGTGCTGCCATTGCTGGACCAGCAAGTGCAGCGAGTGCTGTTGCAGCGAGTAGTATAGACTTCATGTTAGTCTCCTTGATTAAGCGTTTCCCTTGTATGTATCGAGGTGTTCGACCCCATTGATCTCCTTGCATGTTACGGTTTGTCCGGCGGTGGTTTCGAGCCGTTGCCGTTGTTCTTAGCGGCAAGCAGCAACGCGAGGATGGCCGCCAGGACTTCTGCCCATACCTCGCGTATCTGAATTCCAACATTCCCACATGAGCCAAGCTCTGTTCGCCCTGTCACGACGATTAACCAGAAGCAGCCTATAACTGCTGCCATCGTCATGAGCAGTTCGGTAAGTACCACGGCAGTGAGCAGCCAGAACGCTGCACGTAACATGCTGAAGTGCGGCTTGGACATTCACGTGGCAAGCTCGATCACATGGAATGCATCGCCGTCGTTCACTGCATTGCCTGTCTTACCACGGAACCTGATCAGGCGTTCGTGCACAGGCTGACCAACCCACTGGTCCCACACGCGTATGCCTTCGTCATCCTGTGAGATGTAGATGGCAGCATGTGATGAGCCATCCATCTTGTTCTCATACTTACCAGTTGGACCGAACGTAGCAATGGCAGTGTCCGGTGCGCAGCCTGAGCCACGCACCGGATCGCCACGTCGCCACACGCTAGTGTGTGGAATGATCGTGCACGTCTGCACGTAGACCACACAGTGGCCGTCACCTACAACGCGCCCTTTGTAGCGTTCGGGTCTAGTGGCGACGAATGGCATTAGGCACGACGCGGCTGTGCAGTCGGTGGCAAGCCCTGATCTGGTGCACCCGGTGAACCACCCGGTGCCATCGGTGGTGTTGGCTTGAGTGACGGATCAACACAGATGTAACGCCAACCTACACCGGGGATACCGCAGACTACCCAGAACTTATTGGATGGCAGACCCTGATCAGGTCGCAATGATCCAGCAGGTAGACCCTGATCGGGTGCAGGCGGTGAGCCACCGGGTGCGATAGGATGTGACGGATGACCAACGGGTGGCCAGATAGCACCAGGAGGTGTGCCAGGAGGTGCGGGCTGGATAGGATGGCTAGGCGTTAGTGGTGGCCAGATGCCAGGAGGTGGCGTAGGCAGTTCGTTGTCGATACCGGGTTGCGGGCCGGGAAGTCCCTGATCGGGATGCTCGATACCGATGCCGTAGCCAGGATCGACTGGCCCTTCACCACCAGGCAATCCCTGATCGGGATGACCACCGCGACGGATGCGTAGGAAACCACTCACGAATGGCATGATTACTCCTGTTCATTAGGTTGTAGTGACGCAAGCGTAGGGAGCGTAGTCTTACCAGCGCGTTCCATCTTCTCGTGTCTGCTCTGTGGTGTGCTGTTCGCACGACGGATAGCCTTGTGATGCCCAGGTGGTCGCAGATTGAGATCGCGAACCTTGCGTATCACTGAGTGTTTGCTGCGACACAGTTCGGTGCCGATCTCACGGAGTGTTAGATCAGTGAGCACCAGTTCGCGAAGGCGCTGGATTTCAGTTTCGGTCCACAGCATGGCGCCATGTGCCTCCTGACTGTCGGCTGGTCCTGAGTGTATAGCACGAGTGCGTGTGCTGGTCTACTGGCTATTCCTGATCCGTTCCGGGTCCGTTCACATGTTTGTAGGTTCGTTGCGTAGCCAGTGCAGACACGGTTTCACGCGAGATGCCGTAGAGCGTAGCGATCTCCTGCTGTGTTCTACCTTCCAGCAGCAGTGTGCGAATGGCACGCACCACAGACACAGGTAGTCCTAAGCGATGCCGTTCGTTCATGTCCTTGATGTTGCTTGCGTGTGTGCCGATAGACATATGCTTGGGATTGCCACATCCGATAGGATAGCCTCCGTTATCGCATGAGTGCTGGATCAGTTGGTCGGGTGTGAGTTCCACACCATTAACCAGTTCGTATATCCAGCGATACGCTATCTGTCTTCTACCAGCAGCACGAAAGTAAGGTCTGCGCGAAGTTGCCGCTTCCTTCGAGTTCCATGCATTACCAACGTATGGCCAGCATTCGTCATCGTTGCCGATAGCGTAGAACTTGAAGACCTCGGATGGCTCGTTAGTGTGTGCCATGCCCCCCGGTATCCCCCCTAGTTCTCCACAATCTGCGCTGGCAATTTGCCGCTGTGTCGGTGTCCGTGCGAAATTTCTCGCGTAGACACCGACTGGCGTTGTCAACGCCCGCCCTTCGACCGCTCGTAACTACGCCGTGCCTCAGGTCCACTCGGTGCAGTTGGCACCTGCTTGTTCAAGTATTGACACACATACTTCGCGTAGCCAAGCACGAACTGATGGCCATCGAACACGAATGTGGTGTTTGGGTCCATGTCGTCCTTGAGCATGTCCTCAACTATGCGCGTGAACCGCTCGATCATGTCGCGTGTCCATACGATTGTCTTCATCTACTTCACATCCCATGCTGTCATCATCAGGAGTTCGGCAGCGCCATACACGGCTGGTTCACCACACATCTCGCATTCATAGTTGCGTGCATCTGGTTCACAGCCATCCGCATCGGCACCACAGCATGTGCAGAAGCCTGGATTGTCTAGCGTGGTCATTTCAGCTTCGACCGCAGCCATTACGCGTTCGAGTGTGATTGATTTGTGCATTGGATTGTGCATTGCATGTTTCCTTATTCGCGCTGTAGTTTTGCCACCGCCGCTAGCGTTCTCGCCATTGCCTTCGTATGCTG